GCATATGTTGAACTACGATTTTCTCAACTACAAGAGATCGAAGCTATCCTAGAACATCTAAATATAAGTTTACGCAAGAAGCGTAGCGAATACCTACGAAAGTATCTGGAGAACTATAACAAAGCATTATCAAGCCGTGACGCAGAAAAGTATGCAGATGGTGAAGACGAAGTTGTAGGAATTTCAGAACTTATCAACCAAGTAGCATTCATACGAAATCAGTTTCTTGGTATTACAAAGGGATTTGAGATTAAACATTTCCAACTGAGTAATATCATTAAACTGAGAGTAGCAGGAATGGAAGATGCAGATATAAACACTAGATATTAAGTATGGAGCAATGTGTGTAAATACATTGCTATTTTGGAGATAAAAATAATGAGTAATATTCAAGTTACTAAAAGGGACGGAACGAAAGAAGAACTAGACTTAGAAAAAATGCATAAAGTTGGATTCTTTGCTTGTGATGGCATCAACGGTGTATCACCAAGTGAAGTGGAGATTAAATCTCATATTCAATTTTTTAATGGCATTACTAGTTCTGAAATTCAAGAAACCCTTATTAAGAGTGCGGCTGATTTGATTAGCGAGGAAACTCCTAACTATCAGTGGGTCGCAGGTAACTTGATTAACTATCATATTCGTAAAATGGTATACGGTGACTTTGAACCATGTCATATTCTTGACTTGGTAAAGTCTAACATTGAACGAGGTTTTTATGATCCAGCATTATTAGAAGATTATTCAGAAGAAGAATGGGATAGAATTAACGGTTTCGTCAAGCATGAACGTGACTTCAATATCTCATACGTTGGAATGGAACAGTTTCGTGGCAAGTATCTAGTTCAGAACCGTGTTACGAAACAACTATATGAAACACCACAAATGGCATACGCTCTTATTGCGGCGACACTTTTCAGTCAGTATCCTCGCAACGAAAGAATGCGTTGGGTGAAAGATTATTATGATGCGGTAAGCAACTTTGATATTTCACTACCAACGCCAGTTATGGCAGGGGTGCGCACACCACAGAGACAATTTTCGTCCTGTGTCCTAATCGAAACTGATGACTCGCTTGATTCAATCAATGCGACATCAAGTTCAATCGTAAAATATGTTTCACAAAAAGCTGGTATTGGCGTTGGTGCAGGTTCAATTCGTGCTATCAACTCACCTATCCGTAACGGTGATGCGTCACATACAGGTGTTATTCCATTCTATAAAATGTTCCAGGCTGCCGTGAAATCTTGCTCACAAGGCGGGGTCCGCGGTGGTGCTGCAACTCTTTATTATCCTATCTGGCACTATGAAGTAGAAGACTTACTAGTGCTTAAAAATAACAAAGGCACAGAAGACAATCGTGTGCGTCACTTAGATTATGGCGTACAATTTAACAAAGTTATGTATGAGCGTCTACTACAAGGCGGTGACATTACCCTATTCTCCCCTCAGGATGTTCCAGGCCTTTATGAGTCGTTTTTTGCCGATCAAGATAAGTTCCGTGAACTATATGAGAAAGCAGAACGCTCAACAAAAATTCGTAAGAAAACAATTCCTGCGATTGAACTGTTCTCAGCATTTATGAATGAACGTAAGAATACAGGTCGTATCTATTTGATGAATGTGGATCATGCTAATGATCACGGATCATTCAAAGCAGAAGTTGCACCTATTCGTCAGTCAAATCTTTGCTGTGAAATCAATCTACCAACAAAACCGCTAAACGACTTGAATGATCCTGATGGGGAGATTTCACTATGTACGCTATCAGCCATCAATTGGGGCAATATCAAAACATCAGCAGACTTTGCTAAGCCATGTGAGTTAGCAGTACGTGGTCTGGATGCGCTACTTGATTACCAAAAGTATCCTGTTCTAGCGGCAGAACTTTCTACAATGAAACGTAGACCTATTGGTATTGGGATTATCAACTTTGCTTACTGGCTTGCGAAGAATGATACAAACTATTCTAACCCAGACCTTGACTTAGTAGATGAATGGGCAGAAGCATGGTCTTACTATCTAATCAAAGCATCAAACACGCTTGCTATTGAAAAGGGTAATATCGAAGGTATTTGTGAAACACGTTACGGTGATGGTGTTGTTCCAATGGACACACGTAAGACAGATGTAGATGAACTTACACCATATGTTGAACGTCAGGATTGGTCATCATTGCGTGAAAGCCTGAAAGAACACGGTATTCGTAACTCAACACTAATGGCTCTAATGCCAGCAGAAACATCAGCGCAGATTTCAAACTCTACAAACGGTATTGAACCGCCACGTAGCTATGTATCTGTGAAGCAATCAAAGCATGGTGTTCTAAAGCAAGTTGTGCCAGGTATTCACAAACTGAAAAACAAATATGAACTACTGTGGGATCAGCAATCGCCGGAAGGTTATCTAAAGATTATGGCTGTCCTACAAAAATACATTGACCAAGGTATTTCAGTGAATACGTCTTACAACCCTGTATTCTTTGAAGATGAAAAGATTCCAATGTCAACAATGCTACAGCATCTTATTATGTTCTACAAATACGGTGGTAAGCAACTTTACTATTTCAATACATTTGATGGTCAAGGTGAGATTGATGTAAACAAACTAATGGACGAACCTTTAGCACAAGGTGAGGACGATGATGGCGCATGTGATGCGTGTGTAATATAAGAGAGAGATTTAATGTCAGTATTCAATGCACAAAATAAACAAGACCACACTAAAGCACTAGCATTCCTAGACCCAAATGGTGGTGTAACTATTCAACGATACGATATGCTAAAGTATAAGCAGTTTGACAAGTTGACAGATAAACAACTTGGTTTCTTTTGGAGGCCAGAAGAAGTAGATGTTCTGAAAGATGCTAATGACTTTAAGAACCTAACAGACCATGAGCGTCATATCTTTACATCAAACTTGAAGCGACAGATTCTACTTGACTCGGTACAAGGTCGTGCGCCAACAGAAGCGTTTGCACCACTAGTATCTATTCCAGAACTAGAAGCATGGATTCAAACTTGGACATTTAGTGAAACTATCCACAGCCGTAGTTACACACATATTATCCGTAACGTATACGCAGACCCATCAAAAGTATTTGATGAAATGATGGATATCGAAGAAATCATGGACTGTGCTGACGATATTTCTAAAAATTATGATGAACTGATTGAAATGTCAGGTTACTACAATCTACTAGGTGAAGGCACTCACACAGTAAACGGTAAGAAAGTTGTTGTAGACCTATACGAAATCAAGAAGTCACTTTACAAAACTCTTATGAGTGTAAACATCTTGGAAGGTGTACGTTTCTATGTTTCATTTGCTTGTTCTTGGGCATTCGCAGAACTAAAGAAGATGGAAGGCAATGCTAAGATTATTAAACTAATCGCCCGTGATGAAAACCTACATCTTGGTTCGACACAGACACTACTGAAACTTCTACCAAAAGATGATCCTGATTACAAAAAGATTGCTATTGAGACAGAAGAAGAATGTATCAAAATGTTTGTTGACGCAGTAGAGCAAGAGAAAGCATGGGCTGAATATCTATTCAAAGACGGTTCAATGATTGGTCTAAACACACAACTACTATCAGACTATATTGAATGGATTTGCTGTAAGCGTATGACAGCAGTTGGACTAAAATGTCCATACACAACACCACAAGCTAACCCGCTACCGTGGACACAAAAGTGGATCGCAGGCGCAGAAGTACAAGTTGCTCCACAAGAGACAGAGATTTCATCTTATGTTATCGGTGGTGTTAAGCAAGATGTGGATAAAGACACATTCGGAGGCATGTCACTATAATGGAACACGTATTTGATGAAGCATGGATTAGACAGAAGAAATTCAAGTATGCTATGGAGAACGAAGTTATCTATCAGCCTACAGGTGAGGTAGCACACAAGGTAATTGATGCACAATTACCTGGATTTATTAAAGGTGCAACAGGAGAAGATGAAAAGAAATTCATCATCGACATTGGTTGTGGTGATGGATATGCTATGGAAAAGATGATTGAAATGGGCTATGAGAATGTTCAGGGTCTAACACTACATAAACAAGAATGGGATATCTGCAAGGAAAAGGAACTTAGAGTACATTTAATGAACTATAATTTTTCTGAAATGATGGATCGTTTCTTTCATGTTGCTTGGATGCGACAGTCTCTACAGTTCTCATTTCAACCATACTATAC